TGCTCAAGGCTTTAATCGCACAAAATAGCCCAAGCGTTACCGCTGCTTACCGGTCAAGGCTAAATAGCCTACTGATGCAGAGAGTCAACGAGAACAGGGCGCAAACTGACGCGATTATTACGGCGGTTCCAGATGAAGAATTTTCACAGATTGCACCTATCCAAGAAGGCGATCAAGAGCCGGCGCCAGCATCTGGGATAATAGAGAACCCAGGACAGGAAGCAGAACCAGCGGCAATAATTTTGCCTACGACTTGGCAGGAAGCCGCGGAGCATTATATTAAAATCATTGACGCAGAACCACACCGGCTTTTGTCTAATTTATTGTCAGGGCCAAAAGAGTTGCCCACCAAATGGCGGGAAGCAGTGAAGGGAAGGGCACGATACAGTTGGGGCAATGGCGACAGGTACTCCTTAACCATCCCATCGGATGCCGGGGCACGGTGGCAAAAGGAATCTCAGATGCTTGTAAAAATAGCCCAATGGATTGAAAGCCCATATAATAAAGATGATAAAGGGCAAGCCGAGAAAGCACAAGTTGCAACCGGCATAAGGCTTTCTGAATACAAGCCTAAGAAATAAGATCAACAGATAGCACCACAGACAATGAAAAAATTCAACCAAGAAGATCGAAACAATTCCGCAGACCTCTCGAACTATGTGTTCGGCAAGGTGGCTCCACAGGCCATACCGCTCGAAGAAGCAGCCATCGGAGCCATTATGTTGGATAAGCAGGCAATCTATGTCTGTGCCGACATTCTCAAGGTAGAAACATTCTACCTTGAGGCCCACCAAAAGATTTACCGGGCGATGTTGCGCCTGTTCGACTTGTCTCTTCCTATTGACTTGTTGACTGTCATGGAAGAACTCAAGAAGTTTGGCGACCTTGAGGCGGCAGGCGGCCCGGCATACCTTGCCGAACTTACTCACAGGGTAGCATCAGCGGCAAATTTGGAGTACCACTCTCGCATACTTGCGCAAAAGCACATTCAGAGAGTTCTGGGCAAGATGGGAAGCGATCTTATCCGGCTTGCCAATGATGAGGAACAAGACCCGTTGGAGCTGATTGAGAAAGCTGAACAGATGTTGTACGAGGTGAGCACCGGAGTTGTTTCCGGCAATTTTAAAACAGTTGCGAAGGGAGTATCTGAAAACCTGCGCAGGATTGACGAAATACGCAAGAACCCAGGCACTTTACGCGGGTTGAGCTACGGCATCCGAGACATGGATGCTATAACCGGTGGATTGATTGCCCCTGACTTGATTATCGTAGCCGCCCGGCCAGGCATGGGCAAAACAGGTTATGCACTAAGCATAGCTCGAAACGTGGCAAAGAAGGGGATACCAGTGATATTCTTTTCATTGGAGATGGATTTCTTGCAGTTGACGGCGAGGTTACAATCTATGGACGCTGCGATGGGCAGTGAGGTCTTCCGGCGACCTGATAAAATGAACCACTACGAGAACGACAGGCTTTCTAAGGCATCATTAGAAACAGCAGAACTTCCAATATGGGTAGATGACACAGCAGGGCTTAATATAACTGAGCTTCGGGTTGCGGCCAGACGTGCGGTTCGTCAGGGCGCGAAGCTGATTATCGTTGATTATTTACAGCTTATGACTGGCCGTGGTGACGGCAATAGAGAGCAGGAGGTATCCAGTATTTCAAGGGGGTTGAAGAAATTGGCTAAAGAATTACAGGTGCCTATCATAGCGCTTTCGCAGTTAAGCAGAGCAGTGGAAACCAGAGGTGGAATGAAGCGCCCACAGCTCTCTGACCTACGCGAAAGTGGGGGCATCGAGCAGGATGCTGACATAGTACAATTTATCTGGCGCCCTGAATATTACCTAATCCTTGAGGATGAGGACGGCAATAGCTTGAAGGGGATCGCTGAAATTATTGTAGCGAAGCATCGAAATGGGAAGCTTGACACTGTCAATGTGCGATTCCAAGACTCAACTACGATGTTCTACGGGTTAGATGATACCGGGATTGAGCTTCATCAACTTGCGGCTGATTTGGAAGATGAAGGCAGCCCATTTGATGATGGGCCTGGTGTACCAGATGCAATGGAGCAAGCTCGCAAAAAGAAGAAAGACGATGAGGATATACCTTTTTGACGATGCGAAAATATTTTAAAAATAAGTGCCAAAATATTAGGAATCGGAATAAATAAGGCTTATCTTTGTGAAGTCAACAAGACAAGGCAATGAAATCAACAGACATGAACTTAAAGACATTCAGAGGCGAAGGCTTCGGCTTCAACATCAACAGGAACATTGACCTTCCGGATCTTCGAGTTATTCGAGATTATTATACGTTTGACTTCAACGTCTTTCTGCCTGCTTACGGCATGAATCTCCAACGTCATAGAGTATGGACGCAGCAACAAAAAGAGGAATTGATCCTTTCAATTTTGAAGGGGATCCAGATACCTCACTTTACTGCGATTCAACAGCGCGGCGATAAGACTGACAATCTTCAAATCATTGACGGCAAGCAGCGCCTTACGACGTTGTTCGACTTTATTGACAGCGGGTTTCCTATTTACTTGAAAGGGGTGCCATTTTATATGTCACTTTTGCCGGCTGATTGCCAGAGAGAGATCCTTGGATGGAATCCTAAATTCAATATCGGATACGACAGGGCTGAGGCGCCAATATCCGACGCTGAAAAGGTACGCTGGTTCGAGTTAATCAATTTTACAGGTACTGCGCAAGATGCACAACATTTGCAGAATCTCAAAAAAGCAGTGCAATGACCGATCATGTAAAAACCACCGTTCCGGCTATAAAGTCTGGCAGGGCGTGGAATGACTCCCATAGAGACACTGGCGTAATTGTCCACGCTGTTGAGCCTTTACCTTTGACAAGCTGCGGAGACTGGTTCACAAAAGCCTTGTGTGGTGCAGAACCAGGCCGTCGAGGAAATGGATGGCGAAAAACAACCAGTGAAGTCAACTGTCCTAAATGTTTAAAAAAATCAATGCCATGAGTACAATGCAACAGAAAACGTTCAAGGGATGGGTAGTGATGAATCCCAAACATCCGCACTCCGGCAAAGAATTGATTATTGGCGATACCTTTGCGTTCACCAAGAGAGAGAGCATCATCCGATTTTTGCTAATGTCCAGCTTTACCTGGGAGTACGTGCATAAGGAATTAAACTACAAAGCGGTGAAGGCTGTTTGTACAATTGAAGTTAAAAACTGGTGATGAGTAAAGAAGCAACTTTGGGCCAGCTTATTGAAATGTGCAATACAGTTGGATGGATTAAAGGGGTTAAAGAGCTTGAAGCTGTTACCTTGCGCTGGGAGGAAATCCAAGCGGATTTGTTCGGCTCCGGGGAATCAGGCAAAATAAAAAGAGCGCAACAACTTGCGCCAACCATTATTGCACAAAATATTACCATTGGCAAACTAAAGGCAATGCCTGAGTATTTGGCAGAATTTGAAAATCAACAACAGCATGGGGCCAATAATACAGAACCGGAGTAAGATCATTGTGGGATTCGATCCTGATTTAAGAGGCAGCGGCATTGCTGTTTACGATGTGGCTACCAATACAGTAGTATCAACGCATACACTCAGGCCTTACGAGGCTATCAGCTTTTTGCTTCAACTATACCAAAGCTACGGCAGTCGGGCTGTATTTAGGATTGAAATGCCAGACCAGAAATCTGCGTATGGAGCGAGCAAATTGAAGAAGTCAAGAGATATACATTCAACAGCATTTGGATCAGGGGAAAGCAGCGCTGTTGCCAAAATGGTTGTTGACGAACTCGAGCGGTCCGGGGCATGTATTGAACAGGTGCCAGGCAGTGAACGATACAATCTGTCAACTCCGAAGGCAAGAACGCCGGCAGTTCTTTCCATGCTGCCGGCATTACAGTTGAGATTCCTTCGGACGCATCCAATAAGCAGGGGAATTCCGAGTAAGGCAGATGCAGCACTTGCGCTTGCGCTGTTCCCTTCGCTCTCCGAATGCAAGTACAATAACGACGCGGTGCGCGATGCTTTGATGCTTGCGTGGCCGGAATGGGTTTATTTTCATGCCAAGTAAATAAACAAAAATGAAAAACAAAATACAGCTCATAAAGAACAATCACGATCGTGACTGGAGCGCACTTCAATGGATTGAAGAATTCTATATTTTCTTGCAAGGAGAAATGCCTGAAACAATTCACATGCCGAGAGGCCATGTGCCCAAAATGTCCCAAAAAAAAGCGATGGCAATAATCTGGTATCTGCAAGAACACATGCCAGTTATTCCTGATACCATTGAGCGTTGCGATTGCTGCGGTGAACTCTTCGACGCATACGAATCTGGCTTATATTGGGAGTCAAAGGGAAAGAATTTTTGCGATGGATGTTCATATTTAGTACCACAAAACTATGATCGCGGTAAGCGATAATTGCCGCTAATTGCGGCGCTGCCAAAAAGCAATGAAACAACGTAAATATCGCCCGCAGAGCCGCAAACGAGCGGCACCACCGTATGCCAATACCTTCATCGGATTCAACTATGTGCAGTTGAATCTTCCCTTTTTCATCTTTGGGAAGTGGGGCTATACAGGTAAGTTCTCCGGGGTGAAAGACAGGGCAAAATCATCCAGTAAGGCGGCGCCAGGGGTGATGATACCGATAATGGTTGTGCCACTGTTGTTCCCGTGGTACTTCGAGCAAATGCTACACCGGTTTTTTGCCGATTTGCAGTTTTCATTTTACAAAGGGGATGGCCATACTGAAACGTATTGGCTTCCGGCTGTTGTGGTGGTGTGGTTCATTTATGCTGCGATCAACGTGGCGTATCTTGAAATCCTTTACCAGCTTGAGTGGTCACCAGTAGGCGCCCAATGGGTTTTTCGATGGACCATTGAGCTGGTATTTAGAATATGGGATGCACTTAGAAATTGATAAAAACACGATCATGGCAACGATGAAGTCAACTGAATTAAAAAGCTTTGCGATAGGATTGATCGTCGCAATGGTTCTTTCCTTCGCAGCCGGCTGCCTGGTGGTATGGCACGCTATGAGTCAAACATGCTGCGAATGCTGATGAAAGTCAAGCGACCATACCACATAGCCAAGGCCATCGCAGACAGGGTGCAGGAACTTCTTGCGCCGCACTGCGAACCTGGTCGCTGCATCATTGCAGGAAGTGTTCGGCGCCGGCAGTCAATGTGTGGCGACATTGAAATAGTCTGCCAGCCGCTGACTATTCCAGGTCAAGAACTGGATTTGTTTGGGGAGCCGCTTGAGGCATTCCGGGTTGACGGATTTAGCGATGTGGTAGTTGATATGTTCAAAGGCAGGGTTACTGTTGGCGATCCTACCTATGGGCGATATACCAGTGGATTGTTGGCAATCAAACCAGCCTTTGGAGGCGGTGACATGCAAGTGGACATTTTTACGCCACAGCCAAGCGATTTTTTTAGACAGTTAGCGATAAGAACTGGCAGCGCTGAATTTTCTCGAATGATTGCAACCCAATGGGTATCCAAAGGATGGCGAGGCACAGAAGACGGCCTACGCCGTGCTGACGAGTGCGAACAAAGAGGTGGCAAATACTACCTGAAACAAGGCACTACTCCGACCTTGCCGCCTATCTGGAATAGCGAAGAAGAATTCTTTTTGTGGCTTGGTCTTCAATGGGCAGAGCCTGAAATACGATAAAATAAATGTGCGACATATTTGATAAGTGCGTACATTTGCAGTGCGAGGTAGAGCAGTCTGGTAGCTCGCCGGGTTCATAACCCGGAGGTCGTAGGTTCAAATCCTGCCTTCGCAACGAGAGTTTTGAATTGTCTGTATATGCCCGGCTGCAATGGTAGCCGGGAAAATTGGGGATGTAGCTCAGCGGCAGAGCAGCCGGTTCGCTTGGTTGGCCGCGGGTTCAAATCCCGCCTTCCCCACCACATACCAATGATCGGCCAGAACCGAAAGACGTGCTTGGCAAGCGAGTAGGTTCGGGCCAATACGTAAAAAAGTCAAGCATGATAAAGTCAATCAAAAACCATGTTGTGCGCCACGGAGATGTTATGGACATTGACGGTATGAGCGCACTTTTCCAAAACATGCGGGCTGATTATTTCTATTCTGATCCACCCTGGGGCGAAGGCAATTTGAAGTACTGGCAAACAATGAATCACAAGATGACCGGGGCGCAAGTTATGCCGGTGAATTTAGAGGCGTTTTTGAGCCAGATTTTTAAGCTTGCGAAGCAGCATTGCAAGGGCCTTGTTTGGATTGAATACGGTGTACGATGGGATACCAAAATCCGGGAGTATGGAGAGAAGTCAAACCTTAAGCTTTTAGGTGTTGCGAACATTCGGTATAGCAGCCAAAACCTTCCGCTGCATTTATATATTTTCCGGGCGCCAGGGTGCAATGTGGAATTGCCAAAAGGGTATCTTGAGAGCCTGGAAGGACTAAAGGGATACCCGACATTACAGGCGGCGATAAAGCCTTTCGCAAAGCCAGGGCAAACGATTATAGACCCTTGTTGCGGGATGGGCTACACGGCAAAACTCGCAGTCGAAACAGGAATGACGTTTTACGGGAATGAACTCAACGCAGCGAGGCTTGAGAAGACAATTCAAAAGTTATTGAAATGATCGAAGTCTTAAAAATCCATGAGGACAATCCACGACATATCTTGGATGCAGGTCTTCAAGAGTTGATTCAGTCGCTCGTCCTATTTCCAGAAATGATGTCTGTCCGGCCCATTACTTACAACAGTGATTTTGTTGTTTTATCCGGGAACCAGAAGCTTAACGCGCTGCGGTTGATAAAGCTGGAAGGCCTTGCGATTGTCAAGCCTATTCTTTACGCTAAACGGAAATGGAGCACAAAGACAAGGAAGGACGAACTGCTTGAGTTGTGGCAGGGCTTTCTTGCGGCCGGCTTTCCAAAAGACTGGTTTAGACATGCCAGCGAAATTGACGAAGATGCAGAACTTCAAGCGGAGTACCTTATAAAGGCAAATGTGCATTACGGCGCGTGGAGTTCTGATAAATTAGCCATGTTTGCAGCAGACGAATTGCGGCAGTGGGGGATACCGGCATGGCAATCGCAGGTGTTTGCGCCCGTGGTTGAGCCTATAAGCGATGAAGAAGTCAATCAACGAAACGCCGCATTTGAGCGCCCACTTATGTGCCCAAAATGTGGCTATGAATTCACTATAAAACTTCCTGAAAGTGGTTCTAAAATATAACTCCAAAAATCCGCGCATCATCACAGATGAGGCGATTGACCAGGCAGTGAGCAGCATTATTCAGTTCCCTGAAATGATGGCCTTGAATCCGATTGTTCATTACAAGGGGGTGATTTATGCTGGTGAAGTCAGGCACCGGGCATTGCAAAAGATTCTTGACATGCCGTTGTCAGAGGTGAAAGAGTTAATTCCGCAAGAGAGAGTAAAGTCTATTGGGAAGTTCTGGAAGCAGGCACTCAGCAGCAAAGAGTTTCCGAATGACTGGGTTAAAGAGGTGGATTTTGAACCTGGCCTTTTGGATGAGTTTATGATTAAAGACAATGTGCATTCAGGGCAATGGGATTACAGCGTTTTGGCGAATGTTTTCGACTCGAGTAAATTAAGGTCTTGGGGCGTTAAAATCTTTTGGGGCAATAGTGAACACCAAAACAGCGAAGGGGCTACAGCACCAGAGACAAAGTTTGAGCCTTCATTGGCCCCTACCTCAGATAAAGAGCTGGTGCAAGAAAAGGAATTTGAGCAGGCACAAAGAAAGATTGAAGAGCCTTTGCATAGAGCCGTTGTAGAGGAATGTACGGAATGCCCGAATTGCAAATATCAAATCCATTACAGTATATGATTTACGATGACCAGATTGCCACTGCATTAAGCAGTGCGGAATACGTATTTGCAAAGACTATGCCTACCAATCCACATTGGTATACGTTGGTTTACAAATGGAAAGACAAGGCGTTGTTTTACGAGGTCGTCAAGTACATACGGAAACATGGTGTTATAGAAATGTTTTGGCGAAAGCCTTACACAGTGTTTTTTATGAACGGCTACAAGTACTGGACAATGGGAGCGCCCTTAGAGGAAACGATCCTCATCAATCGCAAGCCTGTTGAATTACCACACCCGTATGATGCGGTCGAAAACTACACCAGCGCTTTCAGCAGTGAAGAAGATATCCAAGAGGAATGCGATCTTTGGGATGTAATAGGCAGGCCACCGGCCGGCGCCAAAGTAATTGACGTGGGCTGTGGCGATGGGATGCTTTTGAGAAATAACCCCCAAGTAGCACCCAATGACTACTTAGGACTTGACCCAAGTATTACAATGGTCAACGCTTTCAAACAGGCGAATCCGGGGTTTGAAGTTTTGCACACATCCTTTGAGCATTTGCACAGCCCAAAGGCAGATTTTGTTTATGCTCTTTTCGGCACGGCGTCCTACATTCATCCTGATGAGCGAGAAAAGTTCAGGGCCCTTTTGAAGCCTGGCGGCAAGGCTGTTCTTATGTTTTACGCGAACACCTACAAAGACAATGTAACGACGCATAAACGATTCGGTATTCGCCCAGACGTATATGAGGCCGAAGACGAAATACAAATCATTTGGCCAGGTCCAGGGGATCGGGAGTACCTGATTCAAATTATAGAGGCATGAAAATCTACTTGGAAGAAACGGTTTACGAAGCGGCGAAGCAACGGATTGAATTCCTTTTTAACGAATTCGAGCATGTTGTTGTGGCGTTCAGCGGCGGGAAGGATAGCACTGTTTGTTTGTTTGTGACATTAGAAGTCGCAAGAAAGTTAAACCGGCTCCCCTTGGAGGTATGGTTCATAGACCAGGAGGCCGAATGGCAAGGCACTATTGACTATTGCCGGATAATCAGAGACATGCCGGATATAGATTTCAAGTGGTTCCAAATGCCGATACAGATTTTCAATGCGACTTCGCATACATCCAATTGGCTTTGGTGTTGGGAAGTCGGAGCGGAACACATGCGGGAAAAAGAACCTGGCGCCATCGTTGAGAACATTTTTAAGACGACCCGATTCAAGGAGCTTTTCAAGAAAATTCCAAAGGTGCTCAAGAAAGGGGTAAGGTCTGCCATTATCGGGGGCGTGCGAGCAGAGGAAAGCCCTTCCAGAAAATTAGGGCTTACTGAAAGTGTGAAGTACAAACATGTAACCTGGGGTCGGCAAAACTACCATTACAGCGATGACCATTGCAACTACACTTTTTACCCGCTGTATGACTGGTCTTACAAAGACATTTGGAAATACATCCATAGCAGCGGGGTGCCTTACAATCATGTTTATGATGAAATGTTCCGGTATGGAGTCAACCCCATGGATATGCGCATTTCAAACTTGAACCACGAAACAGCACTTAGCAGCATGCTTCTTGTTCAGGAAATTGAGCCTGAGACGTGGAATAAGTTGGCGGCCAGAATAGAAGGCGTCAATACAGTGAACCAATTGAGGCACGATAGGGCGTGCCCTCAAGACTTGCCGTTCATGTTCAGTGACTGGCAAGAGTACAGGGATTATTTGACTCACTACCTTACGAAAGAGCCTGAGAGAACTATCTTCCAAGAGAAGTGGGCGCGTTGGGATGCGAAGACGGTGGGCATGAAGAATAAAGAAACCATGTACAAAGTCCAGATAAGTTGCGTTATTTTGAACGACTATCATTTTACGACTTTTGCGAATTGGAGTTCCAGGATTGACGTAATGGATTATTTCAGATATCAACGCGGAATGTGGCATCCACGTTACGCCAAAAGCAAATACATATTTGAAGATGCAAAATGACTTTTCATACATCAAAGAGCTTACGCCGGCGCAAGCTATTGAAGAATTAAACAGGATCAAGCAAGCTTTGCATTCGGTGAGTCCAATTAACCAGCCCGTTGACTTGGTTATATGGGTGCCCCTTGAGATGGTGCAGCCCAATGACTACAATCCAAATAGCGTGGCAAACACTGAAATGGATTTGCTGTATGTTTCAATTTTGCACGATGGATACACGCAGCCCATAGTTACTATTTGGAGCGAAGAAAAGCAAAGGTACATTATCATTGACGGATTCCACCGGTTCTACACAGCAGCAACAAGACCCGACATATTAGAACGGAACCACGGCTGTTTGCCGATTGTCGTCTTGAAAAAAAGCATCAACGAGCGGATGGCGGCAACGGTCAGGCACAACAGGGCCAGGGGCAAACATTCGGTTACAGGGATGTCAAGTATGGTTTTCCAGATGTTAAATAATGGGTGGAGTGATGTAGATATTTGCAACCACTTAGGAATGGAAGCCGAAGAACTTTTGCGCCTAAAGCACATTACCGGATTCTCAAAGTTGTTTGCAGATTTGGAGTACAAAAAGGCTTGGGAGACCAGATCACAATTGCAGGCAAGAATGAAACTTCACTTAGAAGAATCTCCGAAAAATCACTGAAAAATGATAGGGTATGCCAGGAGGCAAAGGGAATATAAGGCACGAAGACGGCAACCGATTTACTTCGGAAAATCAGCCTGCGAACAGAGGGCGCAAGGTTAAAGTATTTTCAGCGCTTTTGCGAGAAATGCGGGATTCCGGCATTGAGCCTGCGTCTGCAGAAAACATAAGAGATTGCTTCATGTACTTACTTGCATTGCCCCTGACTGAATTAGTCGCAATTGCCGGGAAAGCACCAGAGTCAAACAACTACCCCGCGATTATGAGGATCGCAGCAAATCAATTACTTGGGCCTAATGCGTTGAATGTATTGAGGGAGATGCTTGACCGTTCGCATGGCCGTTCACAACAGGTTGTAAATATCAGCACCCAAACAGACAAAAATGTGAGGTTGGAGGAATTGACTGTTGATGAACTCTTGCTGATGCGATCATTGATGGCAAAGGCACAAATCGAAGACGCTACAATACTACTGGAATGATTACGGCTGATATGTTGACCCGGCAAATAGTCAAACGGTCATACTACCAGTTTTTTTTAGAGTTTTGGGATACAGTTGTTCAAGACCCTTTTGAATACAACTGGCACATTGAATACATCTGCAACGAATTACAGGCTGTTGGGGAGCGTATTATTGCCAGGGAGGTAAAAGAATATGACCTTGTTATCAATGTAAGCCCAGGAGAGAGCAAAAGCACCATTTGCACGATTCTTTTCCCTGTTTGGCTTTGGACCAGAGATCCATCATTAAGAATCATCACAGGCTCTTATTCCGGCTCCATTTCCATCAAACATTCCACATCAAGCCGGGACTGCATTCGTTCAGAAAAATTCAGGCGGCTATTCGGTGAAGAAGTCAATGTCAGGCCAGATATAGACGCCAAGACTCTATACGCCAATGATCGGGGTGGTGAGCGGTACTGCACTTCAACAGGTGCATCGGTAACGGGAAACCACGGGCATATTGTAATTATAGACGACCCTATCAACCCCGCACAAACAGCGAGTGAAGCGGCATTGCTTACGGCAGAAAATTGGATTACAAAAACTTTGCCTACGCGGGTAGTTGATAAGAAGATCGTGCCCACTATTTTAATCATGCAGCGCTTGCATGAAAAAGACCCTACTACCATCTTCCTGAAACAGCGCAACATTCGGCACATTTGTTTGCCGGCAGACGATAGTTTCCCTGTAATTCCGGAATCATTACGGGCAAATTATGTCAATGGATTAATGAATCCGACAAGGACTGACCGGGCTGTTTTGGAAAGCATGATAGATAAGTTGGGGAGTTTGGAATACGCGGGGCAATTTGGACAACAGCCAACCAGCCAAGCCAGTGCAATCATTCGCCGAGCATGGTGGAAGTACTACACGGCGGATGACATGCCGGCAGGCCTGGTTTGGGATATGTGGATAGATGGCGCCTATACAAAAAGCGGAAATAACGACCCCACAGGTATAATGATATGTGCTTTTGACAGGGTGCAAAAAAGGTTGTTTATTCGCTATGCAGAGGCGGCGCGGATGGAAATGCCTGAACTTTTGAGGCGCGTGGGGACGCTGTGCGAGCGCTTCGGGTTGTCGTCAAGGTCAAGAGTGTATATTGAGCCAAAAGCGTCAGGTAAGAGCTTGAAGCAGCTCCTTGGCGAAACTGGCGACGTTTCAGCAGTGGAGATAACAGGCACATTAATTGGAGAAGGTAAAGAAGCCAGGATACAGACAGCGGCGCCCAGGGTAGAATCTGGCCGGGTATATCTTAGTGGGGACGCAAGCTGCGAGCTGGTCATTTACCAAAACGAGACGTTTCCAAGGGGAAATGCAGATGAGTTTGTTGATCTTTTAGGGTATGCTTGCGATAAGTATTTTGGCAAGCCCAGGAAGCAGTCAAATACGGCAACATTTTAACTGGGAAAATATTTTAAAAATAAACCTCAAAAAACTTGCATAGCGCACAAATACAACTTATCTTTGTTAGGTCAAAGGGGTTTTAAAAACGCAGACAATGAAAACAGCAGACAAAGTAAAAGCGATGATCCTCAAGGGAGCGATAAAAGTAAACTACCGTGGATTGCTTGCACCTGCAGGCACTGGTATAGAAATCATCGCAGTGCCAACTTCGCCAAAGGCCTACAAGCTGATGGCAAGGTATAACCGAATCAAAGCAACGATTGAACACCAGCGCACGCGTTCGGAATACATGAAAATGGCCCCAAGTTCTGAAAAGGTACAACTTATCAGACAGGCAGGTAGATGGGCTGAATTTTTGAGAATCTCCAATCCACTCAAATGACTGTTCAACTCATCGCAAAAGTGTTGGTAAAGGCCGGCCTTAAAAAAGCAGGTACCAGGCGCGAAAATTTTACTACGATACAGACGGGGCACTATACGGCCAGGCACTTAAAAATCTTCGGACTTGATGCTATAGTGGTCCAGCCGAAAAACGGCACTACTTGCGAAACGATACAGGCTATACTGGCGCCCTACCATTCTGAAATCAAAAATGGGATGGTGGTAATAGATCGAAAAATCAACAGACAATGACACTATTACAACAGCTTCAATTTTGCGCACTGGTGCAAATCGGTTCCCATATAAAGGGGCACGGGAACCACATTATGGTAGTGACACAAGTCACCCCGATAGGATTTAAGGGTTACAGCCTATATGCCTCCGAACAACTTGGAAAACAGTTGGAGCTTGTTTTGCTGTTTTCCACGATACAGAACCCGCATTACAATAAAAATTTAAGCCTTGCCAAATGAATAAGCGGAAACTGATAAAGAAGGTGTTCAAAGCAGGCATCTTCCACAAAATTACAACAGGCCCAGGGTGGGTATCATGGAGACATGGGCGCCGGACATTTTCATGGCAGGAGACGGGCGTTCCTTTTGCTGGTTGCGGTGAATTCAGATCCGGGTACGTCACTTTATGGGAGGAAATGGCCCCTACTTATGAAAGCGAGTGCAACAATCTTGGCATGGTGCCCAGAGCATCTTTTCACTGCGACTTTCAGGCGACTACCGATTGTGAGCATTACATTATGCGCCAGGCCCTTGCGATAGTAGGGTGA